TTCTTTGCCATTAGTATCCTCCCCCGGATTTTCTTGTTGTGTTCATAGAAGTGTCAGAAACATAGTCTGGACCATAGCCATCATTTGCCATGCGTAGATAACGTAGAAGGTCAATCCAGTCCTTCAACGGTTCATCTATCTTTCCTTTATGTCCCCAGTTAATTAAACTTTGTATTAAATTGCCGCAGGATGAGTGTATCTTAAGCATTGGCTTGTTGGCATCATCTACGTCCGCATTAGGATTGTAGCGCATCCACTCGTCTAGCCCAGAGAGTCCTGTCTCGATGTCTGCCCCGCTTGAGGGTATGAAGAACATTCCCTTGGAAGAAAAGCTCTCGAACAGATCTGTGTTGTCCTCGTTCTCTCTAGCAAAGAAACGGGAGTCACCTATACGCTCAAACACCTCTATGCCTAGATCACTCTCTATATCCCTAAACTCATCTATGTATGCCTGGACATCATGCCCCATCTTCTTAGCTGCTGGACCAAACCTCCACTTAGGATCACCAGACAACGCCCACTCGCCATAACTGTCCCTGTCAGGCCACTCTCGCAGTATAGTTATGAACCCCTGCTTGTCTACGGCAGCCCATATAGCTACATAGTTCCTAGCACCAGCAGGGTCAACTACTTGGTATACCGTGTGGGTTTCCTTAGTAATTTTGGGTAGTTCATCTGTTACGTGAACCTTGGTGCTAAAGTATGGGAACAAGGTAGTCATAGACTTAACAGGGACACCGTATGCACGAGTCAATATCTCTTCCCTTGGTCTGCCCTTCAAGTCCTTGGCTATACGCTCATAGCCACCAAAGGGGTTCTCGTCTGTGTGCAGATACACAATGCCGGCATCCCTGTTTACGCTATACTGTTTAACAGCTACAGACTCGTCCAGCAGCTCTGCGTATTTAGTCTCCAGAATCTCTGCATCTCTTAGGTAGTCAGCTATGAGTTCTGTGTATCCATCAATAGGAGTAAACCCCGTTACTAGCCTAGAGTCCCTAGTAGCTAGACGGAAACGCTGTGTGTTGATAAGCGTAGAGTCTCCTAGATACTCATCATTACCAATACCTACATTCTCTGGGTGGTTGCCTAGATTAGGAAACCCAAACTCAAAGCCCTCTAAGATAGTATGGTTATTACTGAACTGCGTATAGGTCTTGAAGTCCACACGAGTCCTAGTATCTGGGAAAATAAAAGACTGCCCAGTAAAACCATTCTGCATAGAGTAGTTAATGTAGCCCTCGATGCCCTTAGTCTTACGTTTAAACTCCCTGGGCATAAACTCCCACATAGCAGCCTGCTGAACCTTTACGGACGTGTCAGCGTTCTGTGAGAACAATACTACGTGTCCATCCATGTGCTTGGTAATAGACTCCATAAAGATCTTGGCCATACCTGTAGTCTTAGCACCACGGTTACCACCAAGAACTAAGACCTCGTTATACTCAGACAATGCCCACCTAATCCTATCCCAGCTAACTAAGTTCACCCCGTGACGCAGGGGGTCTTCTATGGTTAGCTTAATAGCGTCCTCACGCGCCTTCCATACGTCATATACAGCCTGCGCCCCCTTTGAGTCTAGGAGAGCCTTGAGTCGCCCCTTATCGGGCATATGTATCGTTGGGTGCTTAGTCCACTGCATCATCATCATCTAATTCATCAGGGTCGCTTTCAAACTCCCACTCAATCTCTATATTGTCATCACTGATCTCCAGTTGCATCTCATGCAAAAGCATTCTTCCTGCTGGCAAATGGTTGTAGTCATAAAATAGTTCACCCCGATCATCCATTACAATGAAGCAGTAGTTCTCGAAATGCTCCCCCAGTATTCCACGAATCTGATCGTAGATGGGATCATAGCTTCCGTCTATTAGTGACCTAGCCATCTTCTCCTATATCTATTACTTCTGCCTCTGGCAGCGAATCTATAAGACTCATGGCCTCCTCTGGGGTTGTTATATGTCTAACCTCTATCTTCTGAACATTGTTACCTGTAACATTATCAAAGGTTCTGTGTAGCTTCTCCTGTGCTACCGCTAGGTTAGCTAGGTCTTTAGTCTCTGCCTTCTTTATCTTCTCCTCTGCCTCTGGAGAACCATCTAGGTAACTAGCCGCTATCTTCTCACCTATACTATTAATCTCATCTATAGTAGAAGCCAACTGTATAGCCCTCTCATGCCTAAACACCCTAGCGTCGTCAGACGCTTTGACTATACCATTGATGCGTTTGGCTATGTGGTGGTTCAAGGTCATCGTCTTCTTGACCTCATGCACACTAGCCCCTGATAGAAACAAAGAAGCTGCCGTTAACCACTTCTCTGGGTTATTGTTAGGCAAACTATTCTTAGCAGTCTTCTCCTGCTCGGTAGCAAGCATAGGGGCTAGCGCATCCCTCATCCTGCTTTTTAAATCTATCTGAGTCTCTTCATCTCCCATACTTATATCCATTACTATCATCTAAACTACTTTTGTCAAGCCTTGGCTCCATCCCGACATAGGACTCTGGTACGAGCGTATAATGAACCCTGCCATTGCCTAGCTTCCTCTTACTCAAATAACCACACTCCTCTAACTCCTTCATGCCACGCTGGACACTCTTAGTCTCGTCCCTGCTCTCCATTGCTATCCTCTTAGCACTGAAGTCCCAGTTACCAGGCTTAGATTTCATATACGCCCATACCCCCTTAGCCTTTAGGCTCAAGCGATCATCTCTCCATATTGCTTCTTCTTCTTCCATTAAACTCCACTCAGGATTATATCTCCACTCAATCTTGTCCAACAATGACTTCATAGCCTGAAGTGTATATTGCACCTTTGGGTATGTCAAGCCCCAGACCCTAAAGTAGACGTATGGCTACGACCCTAAAGTGCAAAACGCACCTCATAAGTATACCCCTAGAAATAACCCCAATTGGATTACATTTTTTAAAGGGCAGTTTATGTATATATATACAACAGACGACACGACACACGAGCCCCCACCCCCCCGGTGCACAGCTGTTCACTAGTGTTACTGTGTTCACTACTACTAGGTAGCTAGGCAAGACACTCAGGCAGACGGCCAGCCAAGCTTGCACGTGTTGCTCTTTCTTTTGGAAAAGGGTGATGTATCTATATGACAAGATTGCATGACAAGATTGCATGGCATTTAATAGAGTCAAATTGCAGTATCAAATTAAATCAAATTAAATCAAAAAAACTATTGACATAGCTTTATGCATGGGTTTTTACTGGCCTAAGTTAAGCGCAATTGCTTAGCATAAACTAATAAAGAAAGTATATAAATGAAAGCAAAGATTATAGAAAGCGGTTTTTACGATTCATACACGGGCCGCAAGTTTGTCTCATTAGACAGCGAGCGAGATGTTTTAATTTATTCACGTGCATTAAAAGAGAAAAAGAAAGTGCTGTTTAAAGTAAAGCGCGGCTTTCCATGGAATGATTCTTATTTCATGCAAGTAGCTTTGTCATTTAACGAGTATAAAGCTTTAAACTCATAAACTATAAAGAAAGCAAAACAAATGAATAGAATACAAGCAAATGAGATAGTAAACGCTATTGATTCACTCGAAACAATTAAGGCGGCCTTGCAAGCTTGCCTTGATCGCGGCCCGGAAAGGATAGGCAATACCGGAACATGGCAATACCATGCAAGCAAGCTTTTAAACTGGCTAAATGGTGAAATGCAAAGCTCGCCACCGTTTCGCGTGTTTCAAGCTCAGGGCAATAAGAAGTTGCCATTTTATGCTTTCTCGAGTCTTGCGCTGGCCGATTGCCCGGGCAAAGGTGATTGCGTCAAATTCTGTTACTCTTTAAAAGCATGGCGCTATCCAGCCGCATTCTTTAGGCAAGTGCAGAACAGTTTGCTTTTACGCTTTCAAAATGAGACGGTTGCAAATGCATTTAAAGCTATACCGGAAAAGAAAACGGTTCGCTTGTTTGTAGATGGGGATTTTAAAGACGTTGAAACATTGCGCTTTTTTATGGACCTTTGCAAAGCGCGGCCCGACTTGCGCTGTTATGGATACTCTAAAAGCTGGCACGAATTTATTACATTAAATGCAAG